GGGATAGGTTGGAGCGATTGAACGAATCTCAGCCCTTTGCTGAAGCCTGAATCCTGTCTGTGTAAACTCAAATCCGAAGCTTGGCTGGTCGCACCATCCCACTATCATCTTGGTTCTTTCAAATCCATTGGAATCGAATTTTAGGCACTCGGAAGTATAGGACGCTTCAAAAGGTTCGGTTTTTATAACATTGATGTTGTCAACCGTTATGTCTCCAATAACATAATTTGTTTGGATGTAGTCAATGGATGTCTTACCAAAGTTGGCAACCCCAACTACATTACCACCATTCAAGTTGTATGTTTGGGTGTAACTCTGAAGACCAATATCAGATTGATAGGGAGGTGTTGGCACTCCTCCTTGCAAATAAAATCTAACTGAAATATTTGGGTCTGATACTCCAACAATTTCCCATTCAGTTTGATAAGTTCCAATTGTGAACAAGGGTTGGTTTGCATTGGTAATGATTGGAAAAGCAACATGACCACTTGTTAAAACAACATCAACATTGTCAATCTCTCCATCAAATGTGGATGATGGGGTAAAAATTATGTCAACTGAACCACTTTGTCTTGGGGTATAAAATTGAAGAAATGTATCATTGCCCTTCCAAGTATAAGTTGTTCCATTTACTGCATTGCCAAGCTTTAAGTTGATTGTTCCTGCAGTCCAATTCGTGACCGTAAACTTTACCCAATAGCTATAGTTTTGTAATGGTGGTGGTGTTGGCAATGTCATGGTTTGGAACAAAGTTCCAGAATTGCCCGGTGTATGTACTGCCTTACCTCCTGCAATGCTCCATCCTGCATTGATAGTCCAAGCCGCACCGCTACTGAAATCACCATTGGTAATGTATGAAGTATAACCTTGCGTAAATGGACTGAAGATAAATTGAAGTTCATCGCTTACAATAGCATATTGAGAAGTTCCATTGTTCCTAGACCAATCAGTAAAACCAAAGGCAAAATCACCGTTTAAAACCAAATTATCCGAGGTCACTATGCACTGGTCATAAACATTTAGTGTATAGCATCCATCAGCTAACTCATAATCATCGAATGAGAATCCAAGTGTTACATAATCTTGGTAATAACTAAACGCATCGGAAACATCATATTCAGTGCCGTTGGAATCTATCAATTCAGCACTGTAGTCATTCCGAAGCTTATAAATAGCCAAGCCTGTTATACAACCATCGAAATCCGATGTAGCTGAAATGCTTACCACTCCTGCCAATGTAGGTGTATTCCAAAAAGTAAAGACCCCATTGGTAGTTATCGCTCCGGTATTGACATCACTGATATTCACCGTTACTGAACCCGCCGTTCTGCTTGATACGGTTATTTCGAGCTTATAGTAACTACCTGCATCCAAATAGTTAGCTACGGTTTCTTCCAAATCGCCAATCTGACCAGGTATGTGGCAGGCTTGACCATCAGACAAAATCCAGCTATCGTTGTAATCCCACTTGGCAAAGTTTATGACCTTAACGCTGACATTGGTAACGCTGCCAGTAAAGTTATTGGCAGTAAAAAAAGTAATCGTTTCAAATCCTGTAGCATTGAACTGCAAGTCGAACTCATAAGTTCCAGAAGTAGTTATGGCAGGCGTTTGGGTCTGCAATGGGTCACCATAACCAAACAAAACCACAAACTCGCCATTGGTGATGACCGTATCAAAGCTGATTCGGTAAACCAATCCAGCCGTAAGCGACAAGCTTGACTGTTCTAACAAAGCACCGCTACCATTCAAACAATCCATCTCGGTATTGCCTGCATCCCATGTCCATTCTGGATCATAAGACCAGGTGGCCACAGGATCTACATTGAAAGTACCGTTGGTAATCAATTCTGATCCTAAAGCATAATCATCAAACTCAGGATCGGCTATCTCCGATTCATTACAAGGAGTCTGATAGAACTGGCTCCAAACGGTATCGCCAACCGTTACAGGGTGGCAATATTGCTCCGAACCGCATTGGTAGTTGTTGGGAGCATCGGGGTCTGGGAAGTATGGCTGGAACTTATTGCGTAGTAACGACATTATTGGTGACTAATTTTATCTGGGTTAAACCTGTCCAATCATTGCGCTTCATGGTATCAATCCAACCTATTCTGCGCTGATTATCTTTCTCAAAGATAAACAAAGTGGTTGGCTGCGATACTATGTTTAACCAATCTGATTGGCTGATATCGTAATCGAAGGAGTATTCGTAACTCTCAAAAGTTCCTTGATTGGGAACAGTCAAGGTTATGCCCGAAGTCGGCGTACCTGTGCAGGCCGTAATCGATTCGGCTTGGGTAAAGATATTTACAAAAGGAAATCTTGTACATCCTGGCCAATTCCAAGTGGCCCATAGGTTGCCTGATATCTGATATCCGAAGTTGGGATGCAATGGCAAAGCTTGGCTGAATACCGCGCCTAATGGGAAAGTACCAGTAAGGTTATTGCTTCCAAAATTGACTCTTTTATAAATATTAGCCTCAATGCTATACTCGGCATAATCGGTAGAAGCCATATCTACCACATAATTAATCCCTAATTGGCTTGAATCCATCCCAGTCGATACAATTGTCTGAGCCGATTGGGTTGATAGCAGAACATTGGTTGAGTCGTAAATCCTTATGTAAGCTTTGATATACAACACATCCTGCATGTAGATGTTTGAATAAGCCCCAACAGGCAGACCAGGGCCAGCCGTGCTTATGGTAAAGTTGGAAAAGCAAGCCTTCAGGTTATCGCACTTAAATACATAATTGCCAGCAAAGCTATGGGTTCCGTTGGCATTGGCTGTGTAGCGACCTGTGGTTTCGGGTAGGCTTATGTAATTGGCAATATACTGCGGATCGGTGCTGACCAGCAAAGTCTCACTGCCTTGACTCGCTTGAAATCCACTTGTTCCTACTGTCAAGGTATTGAATAAGGTCGTTTGAAGCGAATTGCCGTAATTGGCAAGCTTCTGAAGATTGCTGAGATTATAGTTATAGTATCTAGCGTTGGGGCAAGAAGGATTCGGAGGTGTCCAAGGAGAATAAACTACGGCAGAAGCGATATGGGTAATGTAATCGATATTGTCGCATTCAATCAAAAACAAATCATCATCGTAACCACTAACGCCACCATTTATCTGATCATTAACCATAACTTACACCTGGGATGGTATAAACCTGATCTGACCCAACAGGATTGTAATCACTTCCAGCATTGACCGTGCCGTACAAGTTATCTTCCCTGATATTGGATTCCAAATCCTTGATATCCAAAAACTCGAACTGATTCAATCCAGTAAATAAATCCGATGTCTTTTCCATAATCATGGTCGGATTAGTCGAATCGGTAGTATCGATAAAAAAGCTGAGATTGAATATCTTGGACATCTCGTTGAATAAAGCTGAGAAGCTAACCCTAACTGCTGGCGAAGCACCTTGATTCTGTAAGGCAAATCCATCAAATATGAATACTTCAGGTTGAGTGGCAAGAAAGTTGGAAAAGAATGCCACTTTGCCATCGCTTATCGCATAGACCAAATACTGCAAAACATCATAAACCCGATAACCTTTGGCAGGAGTGAGCAAAGGGGTACCATCGCAACCTAAAAACACATTGACATCATAAGCAGGCGGTGGGTTAATCACAACGCCGTTCTTTGTCGTAGGGGATTGGATATCATATTTGATGGACTTGTTATTGTTGATGTAGGCATAGAAGCTATTGTCCTGAACCTTGCATCTAGCAAATGCCCTCTGCAAATCGAATCGAATGGATGGAACCTTGATGACTCCCAAGTAAATCTCAATAGTCTGGGTCGGGTCGCTGTCATCGATTACCCTAATGCCGACCTCTTGGCATGATCCCGAATCGAACTTACTTTTAAGATACGAATAGCCGCTTATCTCCAATGGCTGTGGAGCATTGTTACCGTTATAAGATAGCTCCACATCTTGCGTAACTAGCAAAGCACCAAGCGAACTGTTCCGTTTGATGGTGGTAGACAATTCCTTATCATTCATTGGCTGATCAGTCAGCCGACCATCTAGGTAGAAGCGAAATGCCATTATTTCAGAATCACTTTATACATTAATGAATGACCAGCCTGCCTGGTTAAATTGTAAATAACCGCATCCCTTAACATGTGCTTAAACTTGCCTGAGTTACCGGGATAGGTTACAATCGCAAAGCTCATAGCCTGATTGGATATCATATTGAAGAAATGGGGCGCATCGGTAGTCCAAACAAATACATTGGTGGAACCCCAAAACGCTGGCCTCATATCGTTTGGATAGTCCCTATACTTGTTCTCCCAACTCTCATCCGAGTTCCACCATCTAGAACTGGCATCATTCATATGGAACATCGCTGCATCCCTTGTCCCATCGCTAAGACCATTGGCAAAAGCAAAAGCCAAACTAGTCCGATGCTCCTTGAAGCTGAACTTTTGGGCTTGACATGGAACGGCCAATAGTAGTATGATTATGATTCTTATCATACCAATATCAATTGAAGTTCCTGAGCTACATAATCAAATATGGGTTGGTCATCTGCGCCCCAACTAGCCACTAGGGCGTATGTGAGTGGCACGTTGCCCTCAGCCAAGACAGTCTCAAATATTGAACCATCCACATCTTCTTCGTGCTGAATCAAGTCGTAATGCACCTGACCTGGTGAAGCAATGAAATCGTAGCCAGTGTATAAGCAAAGCTTCAACACATTGGCTTGGTAAACGTATCCCTGAGTCCATATACTTACAGGTGTAATCTCTCGTTGGTTTGCTTGTAGTGTCATTATTCAATATATATGTAACCGCCAAAAATAGTGGTTAGCGGATTGGTTGCCCATGTTGGATTGATAAATTTGATTTCAATATAATCACCAGCAACCACCACAATGCTCAATGATGAGTTGCTAAACCTTCTTTCATTTGTTGCAACTGACAATGTTTGAATCAATGTATCAGTCAAGTTGTTTAGCCTCACATAACCGCTCCAAGCTTGGTTTGTTCCAGCAGTTCCACTATAGCAATAAATCTCTGCCCTTTTAATTGTGCCATCTTTTGGAATGTAAACCTTTGAAGTACCAGCCACGGTGAAAACGTGGTCCAATCAGCCGAGGTCAGAAATCCTTTATTAGAGCCGCTTGCTGCTTGTCCGTTGGTGTAGTCTATGCTGATTACTCCCGAACCGTTATCGTTGAAATCAGAAGCTGTAAACGCTGCTGCGCCCTTGGTTGAACCATCAGCCGCGGCATTATTTATGCCAATAGTTCCTGTTGTCGTAATCGGTCCACCTGTAATCGGGGAAGTCGTTGCAATCGAAGTAACCGTACCTGTTCCACCACTAGGAGCCTGATTAACCCAAAGCGAACCGTTATAAGTCAATACATCACCTGCTATCGGAGGCGTGGTGATTAAGTCCACATCGTGAATCTCATCCAGCTCGTAGCCGTTCTGCACCCTTACATAGATCTCACCATTAGCGTTGGCTTTCTCAACTATTCCAATATACACCAAATGATTAGGGGCGTATGGCTTGACATTTGTCAAAGTGCCTGCCGTAGCTCCAAGATAAAGCGTATCGCCTTCACTAAATGCAGCTGTATTGACTCCCTGCAATTGACCTACCGTAATCACCATGCCTTGACCACCTGCCGAAATATCCTCGGCAGCAAGTCCGAAAGTCTTGGCACTGGTGGCATCGCTCGTGTTATATGCAAGCTTAACAGATGCCTTGTTGCCTGTCGCTGCAAATAAATAAACCGCCTCGCCCTTGTTAATCTGAACCGCCTCGGCATTATGCACATAGGCATGAAGGGTCTGACCAATATGGCTTGGAACATTGCTGTTATTGAGAAGATAAGTAAGCGATCCTGTCTGACCATCGTAAACAATCTTGCCAGCACCAGCACCACTGACTGGATTCAAATCGAACTCAACAAAGTCAGTGGTTAAACCATAAGGCGTTATGTCTACATTCTGAGTCGCTCCGGTATATGGGACATAACCGCTAAGACTTGGGAAAGCTGAAATCTGATAAGCCTCGATGGTCTGCTTGACTTCAGTGGCAGAGGTCGGAGTCAATACGCCAAAGGTCACATCGTTGTAATCCAATGGAAGTTTTCTGGTTACTCCTGGTCTGCCCTTTTCCGAATCAGTCCAATACAGATAGCAGAAATCGCCATCCACGACCATATAGATTCTGAACTTTGGAATATACCAAGTTCTAACCGTATCGGTAATCTCTATTTCAAGCTCACTAAAATCGGTAATGTTATAACTCATGCGCGGTATATGTCTCTAATGGGTAGCTTCTTGGCAATTGCATCGGCTATCTCATCCACGTTCCTGATATATTGACCCCTCTTGCGCTGTGCCTCCAGATCGGATGGGGTTAAGCCTGCCTGATTATAGACAATCGAGCTAGCCATATTCTCGGCGAAACTCTTGGCGCGTTGGTTCTCCTTCGCCTCCTTCTGAGCCATCAAAGCAGGGGTAATGTAGTTCTTATAAACGTAATCATCAAGCTTATTGTCATACATCGCATCGATGACATCGGAATACTTCTTGGTTTGTCGAGCTGGCAATACCTTGCTATTTGCAGGCATCCAGACCAATTCCTCACCTTCCTCACCCACTCGCGCCAAATGCTCATTGCTTCCGGTATTCTTGGAACCTTTGCGGTATGGGATAGGTTGGGCTGCAACCGCTGCCAATTGAAGCGCAGAAGTAGTGGCGATAATAGCCGTTAAAATCGCGTTCAATGGTGGTGGTTGTTTTTGAGCAGCCACAATCGCAACGGCTGTAGCCAAACCGATTTCAAATGCTGCGGCAGCCTTATCCAATATAGCCTGCTTGCGTTTTTCTTCACGAATCTTCTTCTGTGCAGCCGCTTCAATCCTAACCTTTTCTTCTTGCAAAGCCTTTTCATTGGCTGCCGCTTCCTCTTCGCTAATCCTTCTATTCTCCAAATATTCAGCGTTCTGCTCAATCTGGGCATCAATGGATTCCAATTGTGCATCCCTTTCGGCTTCGATTTGACCAATACGCTGCTCACTGAATTGGTCGTATATGGCAGAAAGCTCACTAAACAACTGTTTCGTGGCATCCAATATCTCAAAGGTCTGGGCAATACGTGCTTCTGTTGATCGCTCAGTATTGGTTATTATTTGATTATTTAACTCCGCATCATTTTTAGCTATCTTTTCTTTGGTTTCCTTTTCAAGATTGGCAATCTTATTGGTTTTATCTTGTGTGATAGCTTCAAGTTCGGCAGCAGCTCCATCTCCTGCTTTTATTTGTGCTTTGGCAGTTTGAAAAGCATTATCTATCTGAATCTTTTTTTGTTCTTCTTCACTTCTTAAAGCATTATTTAACTGTTGAGTCCTTGCCGTTGCAACCTCCTTAGCGGATTCCAAATCACTCTTGCTAATCGCATTGCTTAAGTCTTCAAAGCTTTTAGCCACCGCCTCGTTAGCCGCCTCGACCTTATCAGCTTCAATTACCAAAGCCTGCTCTACATTCAAATCGTCAATCTTCTTGAAAGCTGCCTCTATCCTTGCGACCTGCTGCGCACTGATTATATTCAGTTCATTCTGCTCGTTGAACTGAGCCAATGCCAATCGTGCCGCCTTGAGTTCTTCATACTTGGCTATGGCTTGGTTCTTCTGCGCCTCGCTTAGGTTCGCATCATCCTGAACCAACTTAACTTTGGCAGCTATCTCATCACTAATAGCCTTCTCATTCAGATCAGCCAAAGCCTTGATGCGGTCTTCCTGGGCCTTCTGCGAATCAGCAGGGATTATCTCAATCTTCCTGCGCTCAAGGTCAGCCTGAAGCTTTGTAATCTCGCCATCGATACCTTCAATAAGCTTCTTAAACTGTTCGGCTGCCTTGGCTGCATCATCTCCAGCCTTCTTGGCTGCATCCCCTTGCTTCTTACGAGCCTCCAATTCCTTGTTGATGGATTCGACATTCTGCCGAGCCGCATTGCTCTGGATCTTACTTTGCTTTTCCAATTCAGCATTCAACTCCTTGGTTGACTTCTTGCGCAGCTCATCGGACTTGAATATCTTTTCACTGGCAGCCTCGACAACCTTAGTAGTCTTTTCCACCTGCTCTTCGGCACCTTCAGCAATCTTTAAGGTCTTGTTATAACCTTCATTGAAAGCATTGGCAATATCCGAACCTGCCTGAGTAAATGCTCCCTTAACCTTGCCCAATCCAGCCTTAATCTTGGCAGGGTCAAAGTCTGCTATTCCATTTATCACATCAGCAATGCCCCCACCTACATTGGTAACAGTCTGACCTATTTCATTGAAGCCTACACGAATTGCACTGACTAAACCTGATACACCGGCAACGGCTTTTAAAAGACCATTATACCAGGTAGCTAAAATATTGACAAGAGTCTTTAATGGAAGAGCTGCAGTTTCTAAAACAGTCTTTAAGGATGCGGTATTTGTAAAAAACTCTTTTATCTTGGTTATTACAGCATCAGGAATAAAGCTAACCAATACATTTTTAAGCCTTATAACAGCATCAATCAAAGGAGCTAAAGCCTCTTTGTAAACATCAAAGACAACCTGTAAAAACTCGCCTATCTTTTGAGTGCCTATAACTATCCCTTGACCTATTGCCTCTACAAACTCTCCTGCCTGATCCTTAAAATCCTTGGCTTTACCTGCTGCGGTATTCAAAGCATTGCCAGCCGCTCCTGCCTGCTTAGCCAAACCTGCGCTAACCTGTGCAAGATTCTCAGCCTTGGTACTGGCAGCATCTACTTCAATTCCAAATCGCTTGAACTCACCAGCCCTACCTTCCAAAGCACCACCCAAAGTATTGGCAGCATCTGTAACCGTTCCACCAGTAACGGCAGCAAAGTCGGCAAGCTTCGGAATAATGCCTTCAATCTGATCGGCAGTCAAACCGAATGCACTCAACGCAGCCTGTGCAGCGGTGATATCATCATCACCAAAGAAAGTAACGGCAGCAAGGTCTTCCGCCTGCTTGGTCAATCGAGCCAATGCCTCTTCACCTTCACCACCAATACTTGTAACGGCAAACCTTAACTTGGCTGCCTGCTCTTCAGCTTCTAAAAACGCACCAACCGCCTGCTGTGCAAACTGTATAAGTGCCTCGGCAGTAAATGCTATACCAAAAGCAGCACCAATCTTATTGATGCCACCTAATATCTGTTGATTGCTATTTTGAACATTATCTGCAGCCTGTCTATAACTGCCACCCAATGCCTGAACTCGTTTCTCACTCTGCGCTATCTGGGCATTGAACTTGGATACTTCCTCACCATTGAAAGCTTTCTTCTGCGCATCCTTAAGCTCATTGATTGTCTTCTTTTCCTGGTCAAGTAACTGAACGCGCTTCTTGGCAGCAAACTCGGCAGCACTAACAGACTTCTGTTGCTCTTGGGTATTGGCCTTGGTTGCCGCAGTCAGTTCCTCCTGACTTTGGATAACCTTGTTTATATCACCTTCGAGCTGGCTAACATCAGCCCGGTACCGTATGAGTATGTCTTCTGTTGCCATGTTCCAAAGTTAAGAAATTCAGCGTTTAATGGGTGACTTTTCCTTGGGTCGGCTCAATA